CTTTCTCAACCTTCACCCGCAAATACTTGGATTGACACCACTCAATCTCAAATATGCTCTTGGCAACTTTTTCAAGTTTCAGTTCATGCCCACACGCCAAATAGAACTCTGGCATGTGTTTTGTGACATAATCTAAATCCTGAGGGTGAATGAAGACCAGTGCATCGTCTCCATCTATGGCACAATCCCAACGTTTGTCGATACCAGGATTGGTTTTCCTAGCCCAACGGAAGAAAGCACACAGAATCGCTGCGACAATCCAACAATTGCCAGCGCCAGTTTGCATATCGCCGGTCATTCGCCCGCCGCGAATTGACCACTTCGTTCTCCCAAAACGTCCCTTGTTTACCACACAGTTTTCACCCAATTCGCGCAAATAACTTTCAAAACGCAGGTAGCATTTCGATATAAAGTCATTCCATTCCGCTCGTATCATGTCTTCAGTACAATGCGAGTCAAATCCACTACAATCTGTGGATAGGATAAGGGGATGCACATTCCACCTCATCTGAAATAGAGAGATCTTGTTTTGAAGCAGTATACCACGCTGCACTTTATTGTAGCACTTGCCGACCATGACATTTTTAAACATATCATTGTCACCTGGATAATACTCGCGCATATTGCCTACGCCAGTCATACCCATTAACCATGCCTCAATTGGTTTGATGAAACATCCATTAACAAGATTAAAACGTGGATGTCTCGGGGAAATGTTTCTCGGATACTTACCAGGGTCCAACATTTCTACTTTTGCGAAATTCTTCACCACGGCCCAACGTTTTAGTTGCGTCGGAGTCGGGTATAGCCAAGTCGGCATGAAAGGGTTTTCTAACTTCCATTCAACTAGCATGTCCTCGTAAAGTTTTGTGTTGCTGGCTTTTGTCTTAAATCCAAGAGTTTGCATTTGCGACTTTATCCCCTCGTCGCGAGCATGTAGTGCGTCGATAAACTCATCCATCGTTAAAGGCTCTCCTGGCGTAACGCGATTAAATTCACGTGCCATGGAACGGAAAACCTTACCAACCATTTTGATATGGCCGGGGTCCGACGCGGGATAAGTACCGGCGAGATACGATCCATCAGTCTGCTTAATTGGATTCGTCACCAGTCGCTCCATAAATGCCGTCAGGTTGTTATGGTCACAACTATCATTGCATTCGAATTTGCCGTACTTGCCTAGTTTGCTTACCACACCACCGAACCCGATTTCGCAGGTCACTCTGTGTCGATGTGGTTCACATCCGTGGTCTCTTAAACCCAGATCATAGTGGACAATAGATCTAGATTTGTCGTCCGGCGGGATTGGAACATTTTGTGGTTGCCACACACCATCCAAGTATGTCCCAGGTAAGAACTTAGATGAAATGTCTTGGGTACACCGCAGTGGCTGGCGATATACCCTTAACCATTTAAAGGCTTGCGCATGGTTTCAATGAGCGAAACCGACGCAATTGCATTGAAGGTTGAATCTGTATGTGCCGCCAAATTGTAACAGACGGCATCTTCCCACACAGGCATCATCTCTCCATACACTGCCTTATAATGGCTAGCAACCTCTTGTGGCATGTATGCATCAAGACCCTTTAACACCCGCTCCTCGTACAACTTCTTAACGAGGGACGCCACCCCGAACAATGCCTTACTATCAGACGTGATGTCTTTAGCACCTGTGACAAAGTCCGCAAACAGACTCGGGTGGTGTATACCGTCTAGTTTAGGCAACGATTTAGCCCTCCACTGACTGGTAGGTATTAATTTAATCATAAGAAACGTCTTCCACAAGAGAACCAATAATGACGCGACCACAAGACAAACTCCCCAATTCCAGAAAATGAATTTTAGAATATTCATGCACAACGCAATAATTACTCCAAGGAAGCCTTCCGCATGATTGACCTCTTTTAGATCCATCTCATACGAGTCGTGGTACTTGACCATCAGGTAGAACGTGATCCAGACAAGCCAAAGAATAAAATACATCATACTATATTTGATGAACCAGTATGTGATTTCACGGGTATCCGCTTTGTGCACGGCATGCCCCTCCAGATCCACAAAAGTGGTCCAGTCACTCA